TGTCGGAAACCGCACGCGAATTGGGCTTTACTTTGAAACAAAAAAATCCACAATTTTGGCAACTTCCAACAAGCCACCTTTTTGAAAGGAATGTGGATTCAGAGAGAAGTCCGATGTGCTATATCACACGGATCTTCCCCTTTCGTAGCGTGGATGCCCCTACCGTCCGCGACGTTGAAAATTGGGAAACTTCTAAGAGATCCAAAAATTTTGGCCCCGCAGGCAGCCAATCCACACCAGGCGTGTGCGTATATGATAGCAGGTTCTTATGCTTATGTTCCAAGTGGATATCCAATCCTTGGTCCATTTATTGAAGTAATGGCGCGTGAGCCCTATAAAGGCAAGATCACGTCAAAAGAGCATTTGACTGAAAGTTATCAAAAACCACAACGACCAGGCGGCGCAATTGACCTCTACATCGAAGATGCAGAATGTCAGATTATGCGACGATATGATATCACTCTTGACGAAATAGAAGAAGTGCACACATTAATACGTTCAATCGAGACCCTTCCAGTCTACATCGAACATCCTGTGTTTGCGAAACTTCTTCAAGTAGATTATTCATAAGTCGTGCATTTTGGGCAGAGACAATGATGGGCATGACGAACCCACCCTCTCGAGTCCCTTCCACCTGCGGAAGGAGTAGGGCAGAAGCAAAACAATGTCAAGAATTAATAGCGGAAAAAAGCTTCTGCAAAAACTAGTGGCCGCCGACGTGATTAGTCCGAGTGGAGCCGATTGGGCGGTAATCGCTGCCGACCCTTTCCATGACACAGAGTTACCAAACCTGTGTGGCTACCCCGACACTCAAGTCGGCCAGTCAGTGGTTCTCAAAGTCCCCTATGAGATGACTTTATCAGCCCCTCCTGGTCTTGCTTCCACCGATATCTGGCAATTTATGTTGACCACATATCCATGGACATCTGGACAAGCCGGATCTGGTCCGGTTATCACCGAATACTCGGTGTTAGGCAACTATTTAAAGAATGCCGCCGTCCCGCAAAACCAAGCCAACTTTATGCCCCCTGTGTGCATTTATGCTGGCAAAGCTGGTAATGATCTCGGGCCTTTCCATGTCTCTTTGGCTGGAAATATCGCCCCTCAAGGTCTCGCTCTGGAAGATGCCTTCACTAAAGGTAACACCAGAATTATTGGATGGGGTGTTGAAGTGTATGATACGACTGCTGTCATCAGCCGACAAGGCACATGTACAGTGTGGCGACAAAACACCAACACCTATAACAAGTCGACCTTTTCCTACGGACAACTAGAAGACGCTCTAGCAATAGGGTCTGTCTCTGGTATCTGTTTGAATCGACCTCCAAAAAATATAGCTGAGGCCAATCTCTTAGCTGGGACACGTTCATGGAAATCCGAAGACGGATGCTACCTCGTGATGACTCAAAATCAAGAGCAGTTGCTCGCCAAACAACCCGATGACACTCAACCTGTTATCTTTCAAGGTGATATAACTGCTGGGATCCGAGGCTTAGTTCCTGCCGCTGCTATGAGCGGCAGCAACACAATAGCACCTCTTGGAATAAATGGCATCATCTATCCTCAAGTGGTTTGGAACATGGTTCCATACCATATGTCTGGTTGTTTTTT